TGAATATCCTCCAATTGCCATCCGTCCCAGACCATATGTCGTTCTATCAATTGTTCCGGCATCCTCTGTTAATGAAATATCCGTAGGATCCGTGCCAATTTCAACATCCCAATCATTCTCTACTACTGCATCCAAGCCTTGGAAATCCTTGCTGGTTGCAGGTTTTCCTCCATCCAAAAATGGCACCTGTACTGTGACTGGAGATGCATCGTAAGTGGCGTTGTCGGTGCCCCCCAAAGCATATAACTTGTTGTTATCTCCCCGACATAAAAGGAGAGAACCATCATATGCCCAGTTCTGAACAGTAAACCCTGGCTCATATATGCTCCATGCACTCACTTTGGAACTTGGATAATACGAAAAAACGTAAACTTTGGTTCCAATTGCCAGTAAATATCTGCCATCCGCAGGAGATAAAATTCCGGCTGCTGCTCTTGATGCATTCAGCCTCTCCCTGATGTCCTCCTGGATTAAACTATCTATTGGATTTCCAATATCCTCAACAAATGCTGCATTAGAAGAGTCCCGCGCCTTCAGACTGCGGATCCCAGAGGTGTCCAAATAGAAAACATCTGAATCTCCAAACTCAACCACGCTGTTTGCTGCAATGGTCCCAGTGTTATGCAACACCTGGATCTGTTGGTTCAATGAAGGATTTGGATCCACAAACCAGATCTGTACTGCACGCTCTGCAAATATCGCTAAGTTTGAGTAATAATTTGCAATTGCCTTCAACTCCTCTGATCCACGGGAATTGTTACTCAAATTTACAAAACCTGCAAAATCTGGAGTAGCAGTAGAGTTCCATTCGTAGGGTTTATCTATTGCACTGAAATGCCAGAGACTGTCTGAAACAGAATGCATCTTGGACTTTACCGTCAATAAATACCCGCCAGGTGTGTATCCTGCAATTGACGAAGAATCAACTCCTCCATCCAAGGTGGTCATCCCATACTGATCATATGTGGCATCTCCAGAAACTGAAATGGCAACCACTTTACTGTTAAAAGAGGAGCCTGATGACTTACTGATGATGTTGACAACCGAACCATCTACTGTAGCCTCATACTCTGGAGCCGATGCATACGAGTTGATTGCCTCTGAAATTAAAGATGCAGTGTTGGTGTTGGAAGTTGCCCAGTTCACCTGGCTTGCAATGATTGGCTCTCCATCAACTGTGATTGCAGTTACTGCATTGTCCAATCCTCCTGCCATGTTTACTGTGGAGCCAGTTACTGCGCCATCCAACTCAGCTTCAACTGCATAACCATTGTAGGTCACGCCAACCGCTCCAGCAGTTATCGTCACCACTTGTCCTACTGCTGCTGCTGAATAATTTGGAGTCGAAGTGTATGCAGTAATTGCACTGGCAACCGCTGTAGCCGTTGCATTGTTGGTTCCAGTCCAGGCAATCGCAGTCTCAAATAGTGGGACATTGTTTACACGAATCACCCGGATATTGTCCCCAGGGTTCTCCGTTCCTCCTGTGATTTCCACAGTTCCTGATGCTGCTGTTCCTCCAGACGTACCTCCAGTTATCCGAAACTTTGCTCTAGCACGGCCATCAAACCAATCGGCAATCCGATTTGGAGGAATGACTGTAGGATTGTCCTGCCCCTCCCAGAAATGATAGACCCGCCCATCTGCAAACCTTGCAGATGTGTATACATAACCACTGTAAAACTCTGCACCCAACAACTCTGTCATTCTGATTGAACCAAAACTCGTCCAAGCTGATAACGTGAAACCAGCAGACTTGGTTAAAACCAGAAGCGTTGCCTCTGCAACAGCACCACGAATGATCACCTTTGTGGAATCACTGGTGGCCGTGTACTCAGGATTCCCGCCAGAAGTGTAGGACAGAAAAGTGTTTATCTGCTCTGCTACTGCTTCTGCGGTAGTCGCGTTGTTTCCAGTATGCGTTACTGTGGCACCCAGGATTTCAACGGAATCCACAGTGATTGCCGTGATGGAGTCAATCCCCGTTCCCCCAGAAATCGTGAAGAATGCCTCACACTCAGGATGCCGGAGCTGGACATAGTTTATGTTGTTTGGAGTTCCGGAAGGAAATGTTACTGATGCTGGAGCAATTGATCCAAAAACATAAGTCTGTCCTCCTCCTGCTGCCAAACCCACGGTTGCTGGATCCCCGTAAGCATCCTCTGGTAGAGACACCAGTTCAACAAATGCCTTCCGCTTCTCAATCTCTCCGCCACGGGTGATGTGTGCATTTGTTAAAATTGCCAGTGATCCTGGAACGCTGGTGACATCCGTCCGCCTGGTGTCCAATCCTGACTTGAAATCTTCTACAAGAATATAAGCCATCAGCTACTGGAGGCGACAAAAGGTGGACCTTTTGAGGTATACATATCCGGAGGAACCCCCCCTCCCAAAACAAACGTGTCGCTTTTTGCGCTCCTTGCCTTCAACCGCATATAATGTGCGTTGGCATAATTTAGTTTCTGCTGGGCATCTGTTTGCTTTTGACGGGCTAAAATCTCACTTGCTGCATATAACACCAGCAACTGGTCATCCAGATCTGCTGTGTCTGAAGACGCAATAAATGGACTCAGATTGCGTATTCCGTTGATTCTCACATTCCCTGCTCCTGTGGAGGCATCTGCGTTGTTGCTGGGAACGGGCCACACCTCAAGCTGGGTGGTCCCAGAATCATCATAAGCATCATAATGGGAAATAGGCCAACTCCGCTGATCTTGGTCAGAATCCGTCTGATTCAACTCAGCAACTCCAATGCCAAAAGATATTTGGCCCCAGCGACCACCCCACTTAAACTCTGCATTCTCAATCCGCTCAAATACCACATCCGAAGGTAAATCATAATAACGCTGGCCAGCAGCCATGCTGATATCCCTGCGGACGCGGAGGAAAGGCCAACTATAATCGGCCCATAAGCGGCGTTGTGTCCTCTGCAACACCGAAATCAGAACCTCCCTGGTTGCCTTTCCCAAGGATGCCTGGATGGAATGACCTGCCTCTGCTCTCAGATCGTCTATCAGTTCTCCAAGAGTGGTTCCTCTTGCCATCGCTGCTCTTCAGATTTAAGTGTATACAGGCTCGGATTTGACAGGAGTCTTTTTAGGCACCTCTGTCTTTTGCTTCCGAGGACGACCGCCTTTATTAACAGGCTTTTCAAAATAGGAATCCGGGATCTTTACCAAATCAATATCTGTTGGCAAATTTCCGTATCGGTCAAAGACCTGGTTCACACGGATTTCTCCATAAATCTCATTCAACCGATCACGCTCAGTTCCTTCAAAACTATACTTTCCCTGGGGAGCAATGCTGTCAACAGCAGTGTCTCCGTGGAAAAAGCGTAGGATCGTTAGTTCCGCAGGACTACAATACTCTTTGCGGACGATCATGCCCCGATTGCCGCCTAAAGCAACATTACACGAAAAAACTTCCATATTTCAAAACAGAAAAGCAGAGCCAGGTAAACCCGGCTCTGCTGGATTCACTGTCAGGTGATCTCGTAGACTCCGTGACAGTTCAATTGGTTCGCACAGAGAACACAAGTAGTTGTGAGCGCACGATGCATCTCATAACTCGTATGTAATCTGGCGGGTGAATGCCGCTTCATCTTCTCACCTTCCATGTAGTGCATTCTCAACTTGGAAGTGTCAATGATGTAACAGCGTTTGTCTGGATCCTTACCAGAGATGGTAAGATCATCCAAAGCTGGATCATACACAAATGGGATCCCCTGGTACTTGACATCTGCGAATGCAATGTCCATTGAACCAGATGAGTTCCAGCCTGATTGTGTGTAATTTCCACTGGCGTGGAGAACCGACACCAGCTTGTCCAGAAATGCAGAACCGCAAACCGCAATGTTTGGCTTGCCTCCGTATCTCCGTAGCTGACGGATCTCGGTGTGGATGAACTCCACAAGATCCGTTGTACCGGCGTTAAACGCTACATTATAACGGTTCCTCCACCAAGTGTTGGTGTCCGTCCGTAATGTGCCAACCGTTGCACTGGTTGCCGCAGGGTTATCCTTGATGAATGAACGGATTCCGGCAAAACCCTTGACATCCGTTGTCCCGTCATCGTACAATAGAGTATTCATTCCCCTGCTATAACCTTCCAACATATCCTCTAGCTTATCTTCAAGAAGATTTGCAAGAGCAGTCGTTTCACGACCAGAATGTTTGGAAGTGGACTTTCCGTCCAACGAATCATTCACACTGATTCCATCCTTCTTCAACTCGGTGAGTGTCACACTAATCCCCGTGTGATGCTCTCTCCAGGGGTAAAGCACCCTTTCTATATTTGCCGGGTTCACATATGCGACAGGGTCGGTATGTGTGTATCCCGTGACCACCGCAGAGTATATCCCTTTGACAGCCAAACTGACGTTTTCCTTCCCGCCGGGGAAGGTTGCCGCGCCTTTATCAATTGCGGCAAGAAGAGGCTTGTCTGCCAGCGTACTGCTGTAAACCGTCCCCTTGTTAATGTAATAGTCCAACGCCGCATTCGTGATGTTGGTCAGTTCTCCTGTTGAAAAAGCCATTTTACGTCCATTGTTAGGACGCTTCCCCTAACTCCCTATCGCCAATTCAATTGCCTCACGCAAACTCTTTGGCGCAGGAGATGGAGTCCCGCCCAGTTTTCCGCCTGTGGCCGTGCGTATGGCTGTCTTCGTTGGTGTGCGCTGCCGATACCTCTCGTTGACGCTGTCATAAGCTTCCCTGACTAAAGCAAGAGCATCGGACGAGGTGTTTGGCTTGCCACGTTCTCCGACTAAAACCTTTACACGGTCGTCTAATTCTGCTGCTTTGAGGTCGTAATCCGGATCGCTCTGGCGTATAGTCGCCTCCCAGTCAGTCACAGATGTTTCAATCTTAGAAAAAGAAGCCTTTCGGTCCTCAGTCTGGATTGTCTGCTCTTGCTGTTGGCGTATACCTCGTTCACGGGTCAGTTCTGCCCTGGTGCGACTCAGCTCCTGTGCAGAAGCCTCGTCCAAATAACCCTCATCCACCTTCTGCTTGATGTCCTTGGGAATCTTGAAGCCTGAAGCCTCTCCCAATGCCCCCATCTTCTCATACAATGCCCTGTATGCCTCTTGGGGGTTGTTCTTCATCAATGCCATCACCCGGAACCCCTCTACAGTGTCCTCGGATGATAGATTGTTTGACGACATAAAATCCTTTATGCGGTCAAACTGCTCTGCATCGGTGCGATAACGGTTCTTCTCTGCAACCAGTTCCCGAAACCTGGGATGTTTGCTGAACGGCTCACCTTTGTACCTTTCTTCATCATCTGCTGGGAGATCATCCACTGAAGACTCTGAAGACGATACCTGGGTATCCTCCTGATTACTCTCCTCTCCGGGTGACGAATCCAGTGTGTCCTCATCCGATTCCTTGGCTTCATAGGCGTTGCGAACAACGTCTTCCAAAGATCCTTCAGATTCTACTTCGTCTGCGCTTGACGATGGCGCGGCGGTTTCACTGGAGGGCGAAACCTCGTCTTCGGTAGAATCGGAGGACGATCCCGATTCTTCGACTTCCTCAGTCATTATCGTCCTTTTACTTGATGTTAATACATTTTATATTTGTTAGTTGCATCTTACAACAACAATTCTGGTGAGAACTAACCGGGGCTACCCATCGGTACCCCACCACCCGCAACTTTCCGAGGTCTGGGTGCATTCCTTGCCCCCATATCTCCCTGTTGCGAAGGACTGTCCCCACCTCCGACACCAGCCATTCCCTGACTCTGGTTGATTGCTACGATAGATGGAACCTTTTCTGTTAATGCTTGAGTGAGATCTAGCTTGTCATCTAGCCGCTTCAACAACTCCTTGGCCAAAAACTCTGGAGATATCCCAGGGATCTGCAACAAGAAAGGAACGATGCGCTCAATGTTCCGCAACTCTGCTGCCTTGTTGGGCTTGCCCGTTGAACCTGCCTCAATCTCCAAGAAAACCTCCTGCATGATCTGTAACCGATTCATCTCCGGCCAGGCGGCACCTGGGCCGACTATCTCCTTTACCTTGTCACGGGACATCTTGCCCAATAAAACTTGTCCAGCAGATCGAGTGATGTCCGACATGAAAGAATCCAACTCGTCCACCTGTGCCCCTAATGCGCTGGTGCGGCTGGACTCTGCAATACTCGTTTCTGTTGCTGTAGCCTTACTCACCTGTCCGTAGGTGGCCTCCTGTTGCCCGGCAACCAGTTGCACATCATCAAAAATCGTCTTAACTTCATACAAATTTGGATCAATTCCAATCTGGCTGATTGGCTGGATTACATCATTAACCTTCTGCCCTGCGGCTAATGCCTGAAGCTCAATCAATGCATTTGCCGGATGCTCCCGTAACTTCTCTTTATCCTCACGCTCCAACATCCCCGCAGGAGCAGCATACTTCG